AGGAAGCGATTAATGGAAAAGTAATCTTCTCCATTACAGACAATGGTGAAGGGCACATGATGAACTACTCTGATGGAGAGGCAGGAGAAATCCTACAAGGTATCTGCCACTTCCTGAATGACTTGTGTAAGGAGACTTCTACAGGCAGAGCATCATTGCTCAATCATTTGAGTATAATTATGTTAGTCCAGAAACTCGAAGAGGGAGGTGGTATGAATGAACGAGAAGATTTACATAAACAGTGAACAGCCGCCTACCGAAGAGGATGCAAACTATCTTGAAGAGGTATTAGCATTCGACTATGTACATTGTTATGGTGGTAGAAACTTTCAATCAGTACGAGACTATCCTGATATCTACGTGTTCTGGATGCACTACCCTGTAATGCCTGAGAAAAAAATAACGGAGGAATAAGATGATGGATGCACGATCTGAGAGAGTGGCAAAAACACTAAGGCGAGTTATTGTGGATCGTGCATCCACACCTGCTGAGAAGATAGCCGCACAAGAGGCACTGGATCGTATCATGAATAAGAAGCCAGAGCCAAAGGTATACGCTACTACCAGTAGACAGGAGAGACCAGACTACAGTTATGCTAAAGTGTCATGGGATCACGGATTATGGCGTACTCGTACTGTAATAAGAACAGGACAGTCAACAGAGAACAGAGTATTCAAAGGTATACACCTTAATTTTTCTGAGATACCAGAGCCACCATGTACAGTAGCGCAGTTTAATTTTATATGTGGAATATGCAATTCTTTTGGATGGCGGAGACCTATATCACAAAACGATCTAACAGTAGATGAAGCTAGTCAATGGCTTTCACACTATGAACCTATATGGCGTAATCGACATAAGGATTACCACGAGTATTAAAAAAAGTAATCAGAAAAGGTATTGACTTTGCTACAATGTTATGTTACAATGAAATTAAAAAGTGGAGGATGTAGATAATGCTTAGATACTATTCAGGTGACTACCACAATGACCTGACTGACGCTATAGATGCTCTGATAGATGAAGGTGTGATTGATTCACCACCTACGCTTAAAGCATACGCACAAGTCATGGGGATCAATCCGGTGAGAGTATATACAGTAGCAAAACAGCCGCGTGAAGGTGAGATATATGATGCACGCGTGTTTAACTACGAGTCAGTAGGGTTCTTCTTTCAGAGACGTCTTGACGTGGACATGGGTTATGGTAACATGCGTGATCTGACACTCAAAGCTATAGAAGCTGATAAGGTTTCTATCAAGTCAGATCGTAGACGCAACAAGGTGAGACAGGATAAAGTAACACTCTCTACTGGTAGTAAGATACCAATGAGAAGGGAACAGTTCGTAATGGGAGAGCATGTTACGCTGAAAGGTGAAGAGCACACGATGGAAGTAGTGTACATTACAGATTCTCATGTGTGCTTTCTTGTTGATGGCGGCCCTGATCTCAGAGTACTGAGCAACTGGACGATCAATTCAAATGAAGTAGTAAGGATTATCCTTGAAGTATCAGAAGATGTTACTCTCCCTGTACCAGAGGTGGAGATAGACGCTAGACTGGTGGAGGTAGAGTAATGGAGGACAAAGAAGCAAGAGTTATTCTAAATGCTTTCTGCGAGTGTGAGTTTACGCACTGTAGAAACTGCGCTATACATAAGAGTGGCGTGACAATGAATAACACATGTCAGAACGTGGTAAGAGACGCAGTAAGGGTGGTGCTGAAGATTGAGAGTGATAGTACGTCTGATAGGGTGTGATGATGAAAATATCTTTCCAATGACACTAGACAGTGATGCCGTAGCTTTACTAGAACTAGTATCAGAAAAGTCAATTAACACTTCCACTAATTCCTGTATGCTAATAATGAGAGTGGTGATATCGGATGACAGTTAACTGGGTATGGGTGAACAAAGCTATAGAGACTATTGAGAGTGGTCTGGTAAAGCGTCTTGATAGTCCTGATGGTAAGATCAAAGTCTATGAATGCGGTACAATTATAAGAGTCGATATAAAGAAGGGAGAGTAAAATAATGCTGAGGAACTACGAAATCTATTCTACTGAGAGTTCCACTAAGCCAGTACTGGTACTTGAGGCAAAGAATGGTTACGCGGCACTCAAGGATGCACGTTACTTATTGAAACATGAGAGATCATGTGAGATCACGAAGAGCACAGATGGCTACTGGTATCTCGATACACCATTCGTTAAGTATGTTGCCATACCAGAGCAGAAGGAGAAGTTGCATGGACATGGGTGAAGAACTAATCAGTGCAGTAACAAAGTACAAGGAAGAGGAAGTGCCAGTGCATTTAATCTACAGCATGATCTGTGCTAAGTACTTCAACAATGATAACCTTCCTAGAAAGACTGCGATGGAAAGGGCAAAGCACACTGTTGATACTGTGCTGAGGAACATTGAAGATGTCAGACAGTGAGATCCTTTATGACTACAAGCATGGTGCTCCGATCAAGAGTATAGTCGGGAAATATTATAGATCTAAGAAGTATCAAGGATATCATACAGCGGCAGATTGCAGAGCAGAAGTTTATCAGGTTATTCTTAATTATGTGCTCTATGTGGAGGTATTCTAACATGGCGAAGAAGAAGAAGGTTAAAGATTGCTTCACTTGTCCTAATGGTCAGTACATTGGTGATGGTGACACAATGTGTGACATAACAGGAAAAATAGTATGCTCTAGCATGTCACCTACAGATGATTACTTAAATTGCGAAGGAGTGTAACGATGATAAGAATTGATGTATCAGAGATCAAACAGCGCAGGACATGTGGAAGACAGTGGCAGTATGGTAGCAGAAACGCTATCAAGCTGAGTCCTAAAGTACAGCCTACGGCACTACGGTTCGGTACGTTCTTCCATGAGTGCTTACATGCACTGTACCTAGGCGCTACCATTGAGAAGGTCATGACCATGATCACCAATACTCTCACTGATGAACTGGAAGTACGAGTGATCACGAACATGCTCACAGGGTATTACGACACTGTGTTGCAGAATGACTTTGATCAGTACTTGATAGTCGATGTTGAGTACGGCTTTAAGATTGAAGACATGATACCAGACGTCGCGCTTTGCGGAAGCATCGACATGATCGCAGTAGATAAAGAGACCAATGAAGTATGGGGATTTGAGCACAAGTCAGCTAAATCCTTTAAGAGTCCATTCTTAATGAAGATGGACGAACAGCCACGAGTATACTACATTGCTCTCACAGAACTCGTTAAGAAGATGAATGGTACAGAGAACAAGTATACCGTTGGTGGTATCATCATGAATGAAGTTAAGAAGGTACAGAAGAAGTTTGAGATACAGCGCACAGTGTGCAAGTACTCGGATGAGAATCAGCGTAACTTCATCAAAGGATTGTTCATGACATGCAATAGTATCATTGAAGGAATAGGAGTTGACCTTCTTCCAGAACCGTCAATGATGAAGTGCCAGATGTGTTCATTCTCTACCATATGCGAAGATGTGCAGTATTCAAATGTTGATACCACTGCACTAATGGATCGCTTTGCAGAGGAATACTACATCCGTGATGTAGACCATCTGGATGAAAAAGCCGTACAGTACGAGTCGCTTGCTCTGGACGACTGATAGATAATCAGAAAAAAAAGTTTTATTATATCGAACTTATATATTGACAATTGACATCACGTATGGTATAATAATCTAGTAGTGGAGGTAGTGCATGAAGCTAATCAATCTGGATGATCTCAAGACAATGAATCTGAATATACTAGCGTATGGTGAGCCGGGGTGTGGCAAAACACACTTCGTAGGAACTACAGGAGAATGCCTGTATACACTAGCAGTTGATGTTGATAATGGTTTCAAGACACTCCGTCAGTTACCTAAGAGTATGACGGGTAACATCGTACCAATCCTCATGGATAGCTTTAAAGACCTTGATGATATCTACAAGATGGTACAGAAGAATGATCCTGTAGCGTGGTCTAAGTACTTAGGTAAAGAGATCACAAAGCCGTTCGAAGCTATTGCTATTGACACATGGTCAGAGTTGAACTGGGACATACAGCAGGAGAAGAGAAAAGCAATCGGTAAGTTAGGTACTGGATTAACATTCAGAGATAACATACAGATTCAGGACTGGGGCGCTATCAGTGATCTCAACAAGTTGTCAATACAGGCATTTACAGATGCACCAATTACATTCATCTGTACAATGCATGAACAGTTCTACACTGACGAGAAGTCAGGGATCACCAAAGGTTTACCACTAATTATGGGTAAACTAGCAGGTGAGGTTGGTAAGTACTTTGACATCGTAGGACATATGTACAGCGATATGTCAGGTAAGTACTGCATGGACACAGTATCAAAGAAGAAGTATCAGGCAAAGTCAAGACTCAAACTGGATGCTACTATCTTTGATCCTACATTCATCAAGTTGTGGCAAGCTATCTCAGGTCAGTAAAGTAATTAGACGAGTACTGAGCAAATGAACTTCACTGCACAGAAAGACGGAAAGCAGTCCTAAAATTCCCGTGTGGTTAATACAGTGAAGTAATAGTGTGTGGAAACAAATCCGTAAGGTTGCTACTATAGCTGAAAAGCACTAGCGAGGCTAGTGGTAGCATAAAATACTCTTGTGAGTTAGATCGGTAACTACCAAACCACAAAGCTAGGTGGAAGTCTTAGCAACTCAGTACTCGTCTTGTTATACAAAAGGGCTATCGAAATGCATCTACAGTATACAGTAGCCTAGCAGAGGCAGTATAAGTTACCAGATGGGATTGCGTTGACCATCAAATACAAGTTAATAATACGATTGATGCACTCTGCTCCCTAGTCCTTCTACCAGTTATCAAGATGCTATAGCATTAAGATATAAAACGCTAGAGTGGGATCGCCCGACATTCATAGTGATTAAAGAGGCGCAACACAGGAGGAAAATCTTATGGTTAATCTGAATTTCTCAAGCATCCCTGAAAGAACACCACTTGCTGAGGGAATGTACATTCTCACAATCAAGAAGGCAGAGGAGAAGATGGCTTCTACTGGTAAGAACATGATCGTTGTCCAGTATCAGGAAGAAGAGACGAAGACCACGATCTTCAACAACTACATCTTGCAGGAGAACTGCCTGTTCCGTCTCAGAGAACTGCTTGCCGCAATTGGCTTCGATACCACTGGTGACTTCGACCTTGATGTCAAGGAACTGGAAGGACAGATGGTTCGTGCTAAGGTTACACAGGAAGAGTATCAGGGTGAGATCCAAAACCGCATCACCAAAGTATACGCTTGCTGATTGTTCCGGTAATTAAACAGTAACAAAAGTACTCACGTACTCATTCTCCGTCTCCATTGAGTGAGGCACTTGCTACATCATGTAGCTAAAGAGAGTACGTGAGTACTTGTCTGTTAAATAAGCAGTTGAGGGGGCGTAACATGATCTATGATCAATTCGTAAACTATTCAAGAACGGATGGAGATCAGTTATACGCTAGTTGTCCCTTTCCTTCTCATAGTGATTCTACACCTTCATTCACAGTCAACAGCAAGACAGAGCAATGGTTCTGTCATGGTTGTGGCTTTGGTGGAGGTGCTGTGCAGTTCCTAGAACACATGTATGACGTATCTAGTACTACTGCAAAGAAAGCATATGACAAGTGGGAACAAAAAGGTAAACTACCATTTCCAACAGTATCAGACATTGAGAAGCTAGAACAGGCACTACTCAGTAGACCCAGTGAAGTAAAGGTACTAAACGAGTTTGGCATTACAGATGATATGATTAAACAGGCACACTTAGGATTTGAAGATCTTAGAATAACAATACCAGTGTACTCAAGAACAGGTATGTGTGTTAACATCAGGAAGTATCTTCCGCCACACAGACGAATATCAGGGGAGAGTAACACAAAGATCGTACAACTAACGGGATTAGGAGAAACACGGTTCTATCCTTATGAAGCCTTTGAAAAAGAAGCTATCTACATAGTAGAAGGTGAAAAGGATACACTAGTAGCGAGATCACAGGGTATCAACGCAGTAACAGGTACAGGTGGTGCTAACATTCCTAGTCAAGAGTTCTTCCTCTTCAAGGATAAAGTAGTATACCTGATGCTTGATACTGATCCTACAGGATATAGATTAGTAAAGAACTACAAGCAAATGCTCTTTGGTATTGCATCAAAGATAATTGAGATCAAACTACCAGAGAAGGACTTTACTGACTACTGGGTAAAATACCAGAATATTAACGTAGAGCAATTTACTGTACTAGAAACATCGCAACCAACGAGTACTAAGTATGATGAAGTGGACGTCACATCATTAGGACGAAGTGAACATGTAGAGCACCTTAATATGTGGGTAAAGTTAGAGGGTATGAGTGTTATTGGAGCAGACCCTAAGACATACACAGTACCTAGTAAATTGAAGATAGTATGCAAGGACGTGCACTGTTCACGACCGTGTGCAGTAGGTCTAAGTCGAGTGCCGATGGAGATCGACGTAGACCCGAGACAACTTCTTCAATTTGTGGATGCTAATGATTCAGTACAAGACAGCTACGTTAGAAAAATCTTTGGATGTAAATCAATCACTGCTGAACCTGCTTCATTCGTCAATGTACAAAAGATATTATTTCAGGAGAGTGCTTCATTCCTAGACGGTCTGGATGATGGAACATTCGAGAACAGATACGGTATCTTTGTATACGAAGAGAATCGACTAGTGCCAACAGTGCATTACAACTTCGAAGCGTGCAGAGTAACAGACCCACGTAATCAACAGAATTACTATGTTATACGAAAAGCAGAACCAGTTAGTAATTCATACATTGGTGATATGGATGTTAGTATTGCATACTTTCAGCAGTTAGCAGAGGGTGTGGAATCAGCCGCTGTATTGCTAGAGAAGCACTATGACATCTGGAAGTCTGCACTGGGTATTGAGGGAAGACCTGATCTCTTTGGTGCTATTGCACTCACGTACCTCAGTTGTACTGAGATCACATGGCGTAATGGTATACTAAAAGGTTGGCTTGATACAATGGTAATCGGTGATACCCGTACTGGTAAATCACAGATGGCACAGAGATTTGTCAAGACTATCAGAATGGGGACATACATCAATGGTGAGAACGCTAGGCGTACTGGTATCATTGGTGGTGTTCAGAAGTTTGGTGACTCATGGGTAATTACATGGGGTGCTATACCGATGAATGACAAAGGTCTACTGCTTATTGATGAAGCATCTGGACTAGAGATTGATGATATTAAGGAACTGAGTGCTACTAGATCATCAGGTGCTGTTACGATAAACAAGATAGCTAAAGGTGAAGCAAGAGCACGTACTAGACTCATCTGGATGTCCAATCCTCGATCTGGTAGGAATCTTGAAGACTTCTATTGGAAAGGATACGGTGCTTTCGTAGAGTTTATACCAGTAGTAGAAGATCAGGCGCGTTTTGATCTCGTACTTACAGCCGCCAGAGAAGACGTAGAGACATTGGAAGGAATTCCTAATACACCTTTCTTACCTACTACTCAATGGGCTGACATGATAACTACTATGTGGTCAGTACCAAAGGAAGGAATCATCATAACGAAAGAAGTGGATGATGCAGTTGTCAAGTGTAGTAAGGACTTAGATAAAGATTATGGTGGAGGACCACTAGTCGTAGGTGTAGCAGTACATGAGAAGATCATACGGTTATCAGTAGCATTCTCTGGACTCAGAGGTCAAGTGTTTGGTGGTAACGTGGTACTTTCTGAAACTGATGTGCATATGGCAGAAGAGTTCTTACGTATGACATATGATAAGAAGACAATGGACTACAAGGGCTTCATGAATGAATACAAAAGATCACAACGTCAGCGCAAGGAGAATACAGTGTTTATCAAGGCACTCTGTGCTACTAATCCTGCATTGAAGATTCTTCTTTCCAGTAACATGTTCAGAGGTGGTCAGGTAAGAGAAATCCTAGGAATAGATCAGCTTGAAGCATCAAAGATTATAAGTGAACTACTAAGAAGAGGATTGCTAAGAGTAACTGGTAGTGGAGCATATTCACCTGACAAGATTCTTATTGACATGGCAAAAGAAATGAATCCAGATGATTAGGAGGAAGTAATAATATGAGTGTAGTATTAGATACTAAAGTCGTGGACAGCATACTCAACGAGTATCCTGTATTGGAGATTGCTCTTCAATCGGGTGTAGTTAGCATTAAGATGGTACGTGAGTTGATCAATGTGGATCGTTGGTATATGCAAGACCTTTATAAACAGCTTGTGATAGCAGGAGCAGTAATGGGAGTGAGCACGAGTGCTTTCAGGGGTACACAGCAGTTACTACAATACCTGAAAGTAAGAGTAAAACCTCAAGAGGTGGAGTAAATGCGAATGGTGCAGTTCGGAAAGATACTAATTAATCCAGAGGATGTCTCTAGCATAGAGAACAATACTCTAGCTAGAAGATGTATAATCTACATGAAGAGTGGTAAGAGTTACGGTATAGATGGTTACAGCATGAGTGATGCACTAGAAAAATTAGGAGGAATAATAACATGAGTTTGATAACACACGCTAGAAAAGAAGCAACATTACTTATGAAGTATTGCGATGATGATGCAAAGGCAATGCAAGAGGAAATGAACAATGAGGTACTTAATCTCATACAAATGTTTGCGAGTCAGGGGCATACTGGCTCAACAGGAAACTATGCACTGCATATGTTTACACGTCTGGTAAATTTCAAACCACTCACACCGCTTACTGGTGAGGATGATGAGTGGATTGACGTAATGACATATGAGGGTACTCCTTATATGCAACAGAATCTTCGTTGCTCTTCCGTGTTTAGAGAATTGCATGATAACTGCACTGCGTACATGATTGATGCAAAGATCTTTACTAACGACAATGGTGTTACGTGGTTTACTAATGCTAACAGCAAAGAGCACATTGACTTTCCTTTTGCTGTACCATCTGAATCCACAAAGTGCTACTTGCCACGAGAGGAGGATCTTGAATGCGAATCTTCCTCTTAATAGTAGTAGGAATAATTTCCTATGTACTGGGTGCAGTGATACACGACTGGTCGTTATCTCGTCTCTTTGGAAAAGACTACATGGATTTTCTAATAAGGAGTAAAAGGAAATGATTCTAAAAGATTTAGTAAAAGCAATAGCACCGGACTTCCCTAGTGACCGTAAGGTAGTAGAGACATCCAACTCTGAGGTGTGGTTTAAGATTGACGTTAACACTAACACGATGTATGTACCTACTCTCAAGGTACTACGCTTTAACATGATGATACTCGAAAAGTTTGGTGAAGCACTGCTCAACTATTCTGCATCGAACGGTAATGAGTCAACATGGGACTGGAATAACCTAGTAGGGCACACAGCGCAAACAGAGGAAGAAACATTGGAGTGGATTGCTAGGTTGCCTGACCTAGCTGTTGACAGTATCATAGGGTGTGATATCGAGTCTAAATACCTAGCGTTCGAAGGTAATCGATTGCTGTCGATTGGATTTGCATACTCAGATAACGAAGCTGTAGCCTTTACTGTATTTACAGAGCGCACCATTTCCGCAATGCGCGAGTTGTTAAAATCTCCTTCAATAACGTGGGTGTGGGCGAATGGTAAGTTTGATGTCAGCCGTTTGAAGTATATGAACGATATTGATGCACGAGTTGATGAGGATGTAGGATTGCTTCATTACACTGGTATCAATGAAAAGAAGGGTACACATAAATTAAAAGACCTAGGCGTACTGTATCTACAAGCACCTAGATGGGATGATGAACTGGAAGCATTTAAGAAGCAGTGGTGTCGTGAACATAAGGTTACACTGGAAAACTTTACTTACGACCTTATTCCGATTGCTACGCTTATACCATACATGCTAAAGGATTGCATTGCTACCAGACGACTACTACCCACATTGAAGAGACTAGCTGATCCACGTTCTGAGTTCATATACCGCAAGTTGATCAAGGCTAGTAATGTCTACGCTAGGGTAGAAATGAATGGCGTCATGACAGACTGTAATTATCTGCCTGTACTTGCAAACAGGCTGATTGACGATCTGGAAGAGGCACAGAAGCATGTAGACGAACTGGTTGCTCAGATATGGAATCCTGTAGTATACACACAGCAGTCTGGTGCTAAACAAGTACCGAGAGAGTTTAACATCAAGAGTCCTAAGCAGTTGAAGTGGTTGCTTGAGAGAGCCGTAGGTCATGCAATATCTAGTACGGATGAAGAGAGTATTACGATGCTCTTAGATGAAGTGCATTCACGCGTTACTCCTGCTGATACTGAGCACGCTATAGGTACTAAGTTCCTTGATGCTCTTATGGTGTCACGTAAGTTCAACAAACAGCTTGACACATACGTGAATGGTATAATGAAAGTTATGGGTAGAGACGGGCGTATCCGCTGTAGCTATAACTTACATGGTACTGAGACAGGTAGACTCTCAAGTAACAATCCTAACATGCAGAACATACCACGAGACAAAACGATTAAGAATCTCTTCATACCAAAGGCAGGGTACAAGTTACTGCAATTCGATTACTCTCAGGCAGAACTACGTGTACTTACTGTGTTGAGTAAAGAGCCTTACTTAGAAGCAATCTATAGAGAAGGTAGAGATTTACATAGTTCAGTCGCTACTGATATGTTCGGTGCTGAATACACCAAAGAAGAGCGTACTAGAGTAAAGGAAATTAACTTTGGTGTGCCGTTTGGTGTAGGAGCAGGAAGATTGTCAGCATCGTTTGGTATATCAATCACAGAGGCACAGAGTCTTATAAGACGATGGTATCAGCCAATGCCTACTCTTGTCAGATACTTAGCAGAGCAGAGACGCAAAGCCGCTAGGGGAGAAGAGTGCATTAGTCTCTTCGGACGTAGAAGACACTTTGTGTTAACAAATGAGAATCTGTATCACATTCAGAATGAGTTTATCAATATGCCTGTACAGTCTGTAGCAAGTGATTGCACTGTTATGTCCATACTAGATCTTCAAGACTGGATTGACGCAGTAGGTCTTCAAGACTATGTAAAGATTATCATAACAGTACATGATAGTATCGTGTTGGAAATAATTGACATCCCTGAGATCATAGATGCTGTAGCTGTAGAAGGATGCAGAATCATGGCGGAGATTCCTACACGTTACATACCAGACCTTACTGTCCCCTTCAAGGCAGATGTCGAGACAGGGTATAAGTGGGGGGAAATGAAGGAGTACACATGCTTGAATCAAGAGTTAACTCTAGTGGAAAACTTGAAATTTTTACCGACGACTATGAGTTCGCTGAACGCTGTAAACTCATAAAAAAGAGTCCACACAACTACACAGCACCTGATACGATAGCGTTGAGGTTAGCACTTAACCTTCCTATTGAAGACAGGACTATAGACTTCCGCGCATTCGCGGTTAACCCGAAGTTCAGGGATTATCAAGTTACAGACGTACTGGAAATGATACGTATGAAGACGATGCTGAATGCTAATGATATGGGACTAGGCAAGACTGCTGAGGCGATAGAAGCATGTAGACTACTAGGTATCAAGAGGATACTAGTTGTGTGCCCTAAGAGTGTAATGCCACACTGGAAGAATCAGTTTGCTGAGTGGTGTCCAGAAAGGAGGGTAGTCATTACGCCAAAGGAAGTATACCCTGATACACAGGTAGTAGTAATTAACTATGAGAAACTTGCAGTAGTACGGTATGCTGAAATGCTAAGAGGTGTACACTGGGATTGTGTAATAGCAGATGAAGCACACCGTATAAAGAACAGGGATGCTAAGAGGACTAAAGGCTTAAAGAGCATACCTGCTATGTACAAGTTTGCTCTAACAGGAACACCTATCATGAATATGCCAGATGATATGTGGAGTATCTTTGACTGGTTAGATCATAAGTTGGTAGGAGACAGCTATTGGAGATTTGTGTCTATGTTCTGCACTACTGTTACTGACATCTTTGGTACTATGCCAATGGGACTTACTAAAAATGAGAACATGCGTAGTGTATTGAAGAAGCTAACAGACTACAGGGTAATACGACACACAAAGCAAGAGGTACTAAAAGACCTTCCTGCTAAGGCTGTGTATCCTGTAAACCTTGAAATGTGCAAAGCACAAACGAAGCTGTACAAGGATGCTGTTAAGTTACTCTTTGATGAACTACCAAAGGAAATGACAATACAGAATGCGGCAGTACACTTTCTTAGATTACAACAGGTGACTGCTAATCCTGCTTTGTATATACCTGATTGTGAGAACCCTAAGTTTGACTATATCAGTGATCTAGCAATAGATAACCCTGATAAGAGAATAGTGGTGTTCAGTCACTTCCGTAGTACTGTAGAAGAACTTGTTAAACATTGCAAGAAACTCGATGTATCAGTTACTTCATACACCGGAAAAATGACATCGGACGAACGTACTGACTCAATAGATGCGTTCGTTAAAGGTGGTATACAGGTCTTTGTAGGAACAATAGGAAGTGCAGGAACAGGAATTGATGGTCTACAATCTGTGTGTGATACTGCAATCTTTATAGACAAGGATTGGTCGCCTAGTAACAACACACAAGCTGAGGATAGACTCTGTAGGCTAGGTCAGACTAGTGCTGTAGAAGTGTTCTATCTACAATACCCTAAGACAGTAGATATATACGTTGGACGCAAAGTAAGATTAAAGGAGGAAGATATACATGCCATTCTATCTTTCTAATGGTAAGAGGAAGAATAAAAGACCTACGGTTGATACAACAGACGCCTTAAAAGGTATACTAGGTATGGAGACTATTGATGAGGCTGTATCAAATGCTAACGCACTATCAAAGAAACTAGCTAATGACTTCGTTAACAAAGAGTATGCTACTAAAGTAGAAGGTAAGTGGGGGGCAAAGAGCGATGAAGGAAAACTTCGCATGTCACTAGTACCACCTTCACTAATTGAAGCAGTAGCTAGAATACGTGGTTATGGTGTAGATAAGTATGGTGACCCTGATAACTGGAAGACAGTAGAGGCATGGAGATATAAGGATGCTCTTATGAGACATCTATGCGAGTATCTTCGTGATCCGAATAGTGTAGATGCTGAGTCTGGTTTTCTACATATAGATCACATAGCGTGTAATGTGTCATTTCTAATTGAGTTTCAGAAGATGGAGGTACAGGACAAATGATTGGTAAGTATAAGATTATAACGTTGTGTGGAAGTACTAGGTTTAAGGAAGAGTTTATGAGCGCACAGAAGGACTTGACACTCAATGGCTTCCTAGTAATTTCCGTTGGATGCTTCGGTCATTCTGGTGATGTCTTCACTGAGGAACAGAAGATTATGTTGGATGATATGCATAAGCGAAAGATTGATATGGCTGATGCTATCTATGTAATAAACAAAGGTGATTACATGGGTGACAGTACTAGATCTGAGATAGCATATGCTAAGAAGCATAATAAGAAGGTTATCTACATGGAGGCGCACAATGAATCCTGAGAAGTTAACTAAATATCAGTACTATGTCAAACCTATTGCTGAGTATATTCTAAAGAGTATCTTTAGTATGTATAGGTCATGTGCAGGAAGGTGGTACTGTGATTACTGTAAGTGTGATCATGATTGTAGGACAGTTAAGTATGAGAGGCATGTAGAGTATTTTTTTGAGCATTACTGTAGTCTAGGGAGGGATCATTATGAAGATTATAGCATTAGATCCCGGAAATAGTACAGGGTGGGTGTTCTACGACGATGTTACTAAGGAGATAAAAGGTGGTACAATTCCAGAGTCTCTTACTGATATGTATGTGATGTTAGAGACACTAGAACCTACAGTAGTAATACTAGAACGCTTTGCACTTTACCCTGATAAAGCAAAGAGTCTATCATTCAATACCTTTTATCCAGTGGAGGTTATAGGAGTAATTAAACTCTGGTGTCAAATGGTAGAGATTACACCTATCATACAGGGTGCTGATAAGAAGAAGTACAGTGGTGGTCTTGATGATAACTTCATACTACTGAAACAGATTACTGGCAAGGAGTGCACAGAGCACACAAAGGATGCTTATCTGCATCTGCGATACTATTTGAGGAATAGAAAATGAGTGAAGTAGCTATCAAACTGGATGAACAGGGAAGAGGTAAAGTCTTTATTGATGGTCACGAGATGCAGAATGTAGTGGGATTAACACTTATAGTAGAGCCAAAATGCTTTCCTATTGTTAAACTGACACTAATGAATGTAAAGGTTGACGCAACTTGCTATGTGGTAAATAAATATACTACAGAGGAATAAAAAAAAAAGGGAAGCACTCACATGCTTCTCTTTTTTGTTGTAGTGATCTGAGATCAATACTGCTTAACAATTGCACTGATAGAAGCAAGAGCATTCTTATACTTGTTTGCTTCTGCAATGTACTTGATGTTCTCCGGTGTATTCTTAGCCTGACTCTTGTTGTAAATCAACTCAGCCAGTCTGAGAGCAAACTGATCAGTATACGTACCTGTTACTTCAAGACCATTCTTACCCTGCTCGTAGCTGATTACATCAGCCAGAGCCTGATCGAAGTTACCATCATATGGCAGTTGATAACCAATAGTATTCAAACTTACTTTTAGAGCGTTTACTGCGTCTCCTTTTGATCCGATTTTAAGCACTTCGTCACTCTCCTTTGCACCATAGTCAACTATAGAACAGAAACCGTAGTGTGTCCACTTACGCTCTGTTAGTTTAGTTCTGACGACACCATAGTCAACTCCACGGGATTCTATAGCATCACCATTACCTACATACATACCCACATGGAATACATGACCTTCGGAGTTCATCATAAAGAGTAATACACCGAGCACTTCCGGTTTTTGTGTAATAGCACCTTTCTTAGTGCTCTCTAAGTAGTAACCATGCGCAGATTTGTCAACTCCGAGAGGTTCGTCAATAAGACCAGAACAGTCACGAACCATGTGTCCAATCCAACGCTTACAGCGGTCAGCGTATGTCTTACCATTGTTACCATCGAAGAAGGAAGAACCTGCAATATCCTTGTATTGCAGTCTCTTCGCTTCAATGAGTTTGGCAGTACACATCTGACCATTAGTTCCATAAACGTAACCAGTGCCGAGACACGAGATACCAAACTCGACTAATGATAGGTTCGTAAGCATTACCAATTCTCCTTACTGGTTGGATTATTGAAGATACCAACCGATGCTAACACTACAAAAACAAGGTCAACGAGACTCTTGAAGACTGTAGATGTCATGCCAATCATATCATAGATACCATAATTGCTCATTACAAGCATGATAATGGATACGACTGCTACCCATGAGATTTTAGAGTACCATCTTTTCTGTGTCATGTTTCGCCCTCCTTTGTATTAAAAGACATTGCCTAAGTATAGTCCTAGTAATAACATAAGCAGACCTGATATAACAGTTCCTATTATCGTGGTCTTTACATTACCCCAGTTTATGGCAGTTCTCTTATTGAACTCCTCTTTAGATAATTGCACATCTTTACAGTGCTGTCTAAATTGTCTGTTCTCGTAGTCCATTGCTATTAGCTTCTTATCATGATCGCTAACAGTAACTTTCATTTCTGGTAAATCTTTTAGTCTCTCACTAATAGCTATAACAATATCATTAATATCGTCTAGTTTACGAGTAAGAGACGCGACTTCATTTTCGCTCATAACCAATCCCCCTGTTAGGTATAGTAGGACTCCTAATATACACCATATGTCTCCTTACACTACAAGGGGATCTCCTGCATCGTCCAATCCCAGTGCTCTCAACTCAACTCTTACTGCATCCTGATATCTTGCAGGAACAAGAACAACACCAGAATCAGGAACGAGTGTTCTGCGTTTCGCAATGACCAAAGCTACATACATGTCAATCATAATCATACTTCCTCCTTTCAGCAAAAACTTAATTACGTCAAGCAACAGCATTAATGATCTCTGCAACCTGCGACCGATACCGTTCGGGTACGAGTGGGATTGTGTTACCTTCAAAGTCTTCAAGTACACGCCTCCCCTCTCTGACTAGTCTTACATACATCTCAACCATGTTAATCTCCCTTCTTACATTAGTCCATTAGTGATTAAACCTTCACACATAGTAGCGAGTACTTCCATAATCACTGTCTGTGTTGCGGCTAGATCAGAAGTAGTTGGTTCTATTACGGGTACGTTAATTTGAGTATAGACGTAATAAAATGTCTTTTCAACAGGGTTATAATATAGTGTAGGAGCGTAGTTGTCACGAACTTCCGGATCAGGTATACTATCTACTAAGTAACCTACAGAGAGTAGTTCCTCCTCAGTTTGATGCAAACCATACTCCAAATCAAATGGGTAGTAGTAAATTGTAGTAACCTTGTTATCAGAGTCTATTTTTAAAAAGATCATAATGAACCTCACTTTCTTAATATAACTTTAGTTTTCATAAGTTGACTGTCATAAACATAGAGTACAGAGGTTGGTTTTCCATAGTTGGAGAATGAGGATTGAACATATGGATTCCCAAGAGAGTATGAAGATGCACCAATTGCTTTTCCTAGGGTAATAATGTCTACTATGTTCATGGTAGTGATATCAATGCACAGAAGTACACCTTCCAGTGGAGTTGCACTGGTAGTCACTTTTATATACATTTCAGAGTTCTTAGCATCTAGCATAAACAAAGAATCAAAAGATAATGACGAAACGCTTATTGGTGAATCACATACATTAGTCAAAGATGAAATACTGTACCATGTGGCTATTGTTGCACCAGTTGATAGTAAGCATTTATATAATGTTCTAGCCCCATAACCTTGATAAGTTCCAAGGATGTATGCGTAAGTGTTATCAATAAACACTCCACCAGAGATACGCTGATTAGTATCACCGGGTGATCTATACATAGTGGTACGAACTAAGGTGGTTAAGTTAAAGGTTGTATAAGTCCAGTTATTTCTAAACACTTGACAAAATAGTAGTGTATTTCCATCTGGTGATAACTGTCTTGTATTAGTATCGTACAATTCAGAATCCGATGCACCACCTGAAAGAGACGTTACTGTAGCAAAAGTAGCTACTAATGCTTTATACATATTTGTACCATCACTGTAATAGATATAGGTGTCATTAGCATACAATATTCCAACTAAGTTAGATGCACTAGTTACTCGTGTTATTGAAGTTCTAGCAGAAACGTTTATTTCTGCTAAATAGTAAGGTGCAGTGGATGAGGTAGTACCTATTACAAGGTATACTCTACTATTATCAGGTGTAGCGAAAGCAGTAAGTATAACTTTAGAGGCTATTGGAGTGACAGTGCCTAACAAGGTATACGTTCTTTTACTATAATGTAGACGAAAGATACTTAATACTGCACCAGACCATGAGTAACCGTAATCACCGCAGAATAACATAGGTGTATTAGAACTGATGTCTGCTACTTCCAGTATCTTCCTTCCCTTAATAAACTGAGCGCTACCACCATTTCCCATTAGTATTGCATTTCCCAAAGGTTACACCCCCTTTACTTGAACAGTGATTGCAGTAACAGGCTTATCTTCAAAGCATGTAAAAGTAATTGAGTCTGTTCCTGTTACTGCTTTGTTAACCATAGACCATGCATCTTTTTCTAGTAATGCAGTAGCAAGAGTTGAACTATATATTGGTGATATAATTGGCTCATCATTAGCCGTCACGCCAGAGACTGTTACTACTTGAGTATATGGTGCAGAAGTTCCTGACCATGCAGTAGATAGTGTAACAGTTTTAATACCAACAACAGCATCAAGTAGAACAGATGCATCATATAGTCCACTCTCTATCTTGTTGAGATTACCTGCACTAACAGGAGTACCTGCACTAGTTACTACACCTTCATCTGGTGTGAAAGTATAAGGAACATTATTTTGGTCTCTGTATTTGTTAGGTGTTGATACTACCTTATCTGACCAGTTGGTCTTTACGTAAGCCATGCAATTCCTCCTTATAATCTAAAGTCTGTACCACAAGAGAATGTACCACAACGCCTGAAACTCTGAGGTAGCAACGTGAGTAAATCCAGTGTGATCTGTAGGTTGATCTCAATGCTATTTGCCATAGTGTATGTAGGATTAGTGTTAATAACGATAGTAGGATTGCCCTGCTTGTAAAAAGCATCTACCATTGAGATAACATTAGTCTTCAATACTGTAACGAAACTAGCATCGAATGGAAAGTCAGTCTCCACTAGATGCGTAAGAGTAGTATATGGAAAGAAGTAACCGTAGTTATTAAGTTGCGTTTTAAGATAGTCCGTGTTGTCAATAATACGATTGATGTCTGATATATTCCATGCACCTTTCAGGTCTAGTACTGCATCCTGATGAGTAATAGCATACTCAATATCTGCTAATGTTCTATCAGTGATTGGTGTTGTCCATGCCATTAGATCACCTCATTTCGAGAGTACTGTTGTTTCAGCAGACAGAGCACCATTATACATTAGTTTATGCTTTACAACAGTGGCTTCAATACTAGCAGAGAAAAGTGTTTGTACATTGATCGTATCAAGTGTATCAAGTTCGGGGTAGCCTCTATCAGTTAGTGCATATTCATTACTTCGTGACAGAATTGAAGACACCCATGAGGCATAAGCGGTAGCGTCCGCGAGGTTATTGATCAACTCATTTGCCATAGGACAATCATAACCTACTGCACCTACCATTAGTTTAGTAGGTATTTCTGATCTGTTGATCTTGTATCCTAGTACCTCAAGTGTACCAATGCCATTGAGTGTTATAACACAAGAGTGTGCATAATACACAGGAGCACCTACTACGACCAAAGTTCCAGTTACGGTATAAGAACTACCAACTGCTTCACTACCATACGCTAGTGTGTATTGAGTATTTGTTGTAAGACTAAAATCTGAGCGTATCATAGAGGAAGTAGTTGCTTCAACCTTTAGTGAGACATACGAGGTAGATACTGATAGGAGAGCAGGTATCTTGTTGACTTTCGGAATAGTCTTCATGTTATCAAAGTCAAGAGTAAAGTCAACTAATGTCTCATCAATGTGCCTGATGTTAATCCTACCATCCCTGTCTGTGTAGAGTACGCATCTTCCTGCATTTGCAATCAATTGAAGTAATTCGTTCACTTGCTTCTCAGGAAGAGGACATGATGTCATAATCGTTGATAGAGATGGATCGATGTAGTAAGCTGAACTGCCATCAGATAATGCAGGTAAGTTAGCAAAGGTAAGAACATTCTGTGCTAAAGTGTATAAGGACACAGGAGCGACACTATACACACCCTTGTAGTACGTAGTCTTCAACTGTTCCAGTAATGACTCTCCGAAGAAAGTGATAGTAGAAAGTGCACCAGAGGACTCAGATGTCATTTCACCATTAGTAAAAATATGCCCACCTGTTACCCATTCTACAATGCCACTATCCAACTGATATCCATACAGGATTGTGATAGGTTGAAGTTGCTCAATATACTGCCACATACCAGTAGGATTGTCTAGATTGTATTCCTTGTTTACGTCAATGCTAGTAAACTCTAAAGTGTGTACTGGTAGGACTGAATTAAGTAAATCTGTCTCTCTCTTTAATGTAGATGTAGTTATCGTACTATCTGTCCATTCCTTCATGAGTCCAAACACCATATATGCCATCCTTGCTCTACGGTGTGGAGTGACCATTGTTTTGAAGATAACCTCAATCTTGTCGCAATACCCACTGGAAGGTACTCCTAGTGGTGTTATGAATTTAGAAGAAGTAGGATGGCATGTTATATCTTCTACTACAGTTACACCATTGTATGATATAATCTGTAAATCAGAAGGGTAACATTCAGTTGCTACATCAAAGGCGAATGATAAGGCGGCAAAGTGTACAAGGGAAGGGAATGTAGTA